AAGCCTTTTGATGAACAGATATTAGCATGGGCAATGTCATCTCTAAACACAGAAAAGATAGCATGGATAGATGCTAAAGTAAAAAGAAAGTGGTCATCAGATTACTTCTTTGAATTACTTGCTTATGCACATAATGGTATGCCGATTTCTTTTTCTCCGCCTAGAAGGAGAGCGTATGATAAGCGACCATCTATTTGTAAGAAGATAGGTATGAGACCTGATGAATATGAGATGTTAACCTTATTAAAGCAAGACCCCGACTTTGAACACTATATGTATACTAAACTCTCTTCTGTTGAGAGGGTTAAGTTAGGTGTTAAGAAGGGCAAGGCTAAGAAGCCAACAATAGCAAACAGTAGACTGGAGGATTATTTCTAATGGCAGGCCCACTAAGACACAAATATAGATTAATGGCATTAAGAGAATTTGGTGCAAAACAGAAAGGTAAAATGTTCACAGCAATGGAAGCCACTCATTTTCTTAATGAGTATAAGAATGGTTTAGGTAAACCACATAGGTTTACAAACTCTAATGTTCATCAAGTAGGTAATTTACTGAAAGGTAACAAAGAGTTTCAAGTAACGCAACTTAAATCAAATAAGGTTGCTAAATGGATATATGTAGGAAGTGAAGAAGAATGAATATTTTTGTATTGAATGAATGCCCAATTGAGAGTGCGAATGAAATGTGTGATAAACATGTAGTCAAAATGCCAACAGAAAGTTTGCAGATGATTTCTACATGTTTGGATTACTATGGTTTTGAATCGCCATACAGACCTGTAATGTTGAATCATCCTTGTACCATGTGGGCAAGGAGAAGTAGACAAAACATGCAGTGGTTGGTTGACCATGCTTATGCATTGTGTCATACTTACACTGAGAGATATGGTAAGGTTCACAAGGTTGAAACTACCCTTGATAAGTATGCTGATGAGATTGCTAAGTTACTTGATTTCTTAACAGACAAGGGACTTACACCATTTGCATTGGCTATGCCAGATGAGTATAAAGATTATGATAGTGTAACTAAATCATATCAAGATTACTACTTAGGTGATAAGTGGTATTTTGCTGAATGGAGACTAGGAAAACCTGACTGGTATCCTGCAAACCATATGAGCAACAAAAGAAAAGAATTAGAAGAAAGGAGAATTAAACATGTTATGGACAGAAAAGTATAGACCGTATAGAATAGAACAATTGATTGGACAAGATAAGTTTGCTAACGATTTACAAAATTGGGTAACAATGCCTAATGTTCTTTTGTATGGGCCTGCTGGAGTTGGCAAAACTGCTGCGGCAAATGTAATAGGACACACTGTATTGATGGATGATATGAAGGCAAACTTCTTTGAAATCAATGCATCTGATGATAGAAAGTTAGAGACAGTTAGAACAACCATAAAGGAGGTTGCTATGTCTCTAAAGGTTGGTGATGCGCCACATAAGATTATTTTATTGGATGAGATGGATGGTATGACACCTGATGCTCAGAATGCGTTGAAGAGAATAATGGAACGTTATTCTGATAATTGTAGGTTTATCATTACATGTAATCATAGACATAAGATTATAGCACCTTTACAATCTAGATGTGCTAACTATCGTTTTACCGCACTAAGTAATGATGAGATAAAGAAGGTATTGATTGATATACTTCAAATGGAAGGTAAACCCCTTCCCGATGTAGAAGATTTCGACACCTTTATTAGTACACTTCAAGGTGACATACGCAGGGGAATCACCGAACTACAAGCCTCGGTAAATAGTAATACCCCATTAACAATGCTAATAGAGAGAACCCAAGAACCTTATGTTAAAATATTAGATTCTGTTCTCAATAAAGATTACAATGGAGGACTCAAAGAACTACAGCGATTAGTTTACTTATCGGTAGATATGAAAGCAGTATGCCAAAATTTGCATGATGTTTTCTTAAAGGCTGAACTGCCATCTGCTGAGAAGTTTAAGTATCTACGTGTTATTGGTGAAGCAGAATGGAGAAGTAGTAATATGACACCTAAGATATTGGCTTCATGGATGATAGGACAAATGATATAATGGATGGAATTATAGTAGTTATAGTGTGTTTTGTTTTGTATCGTTTATTATTTGTTAGAGATGATTATGGGAGGTATTAAATGAAACAATGGCTTATAACTAAGACCCTTTCTATTATGGGTAAATTGTATGTATTATTAGACAGACAATTGATACATGATAAAGGCCCGGTATTGGGATTACATATTGATGCTGACTTTGAAGACATGTCAAGAAAACAACTATGTGAATATATCGAAAAGAGGTTTCAAGTAGAAGAAGACCAATTTTGGAATCTACATTCGACACAGAAGATTAGATTCTGTTGTCAAATTGTAAGGGACAATAACTTAAAGAAGTGATAATATGGTGAGGAAAATATTAGACTTTAATGATGATGGAATCGTTGATATAAACGACTTCAAACATCTAATGTTAAGATATGAAATTATCTTACTTGGTGGGGTATTACTAATTGTATTACCCATACTCAATTCGTTGGGTGTGATTACTGTTAACTCAGATACTTTCTGGGTATTAGCAGGAATCGTAATTAGTGCAGAAGCACTACTAGAAATTATCTATGAACGTAGAAAAAGAAATCTCATACCACATGAGGAAGAACGATGAATATCTTTAAAAGGATAATTATGTGGCTTCTTGAAGATGAAGGTATGACCTGGGAACGCTATCACAGGAATATGGAAGCAAATAAAAAGAAAAAATAAGGAATGAATATTATGGAAGAAAAAGTACGTAATGAAGTAAATAAGGCTAGTGAGAAACTAGGAATGGAAGTAAGTGTTGTAGAGGAAAAGTATCATGAAATCTGCAAGACAAATAACCTTGACCCAAGTGGTGACATGCTATTGGCATTGTCATTGTTTAGGCAATGGTTTAGTGGAGCATACCAGTATAAGGATGCACCACAAGAACAAAGCAGTGGTAGTGGCAGTTTGGTAAAGAAGGCAGTAGGTTTCTTTATCTCTGTTAATGAGCCTATGGATATGGGTGCAAGGCTCAATACCCAGATTGTAGAAGAATGGAGAAGGGATAATAATGCTACTTATCAAAGTGGTAGGGTTGCCCTTGCAGAACAGATTGATGGCGGCTTCGTTGTTAAGAGGGTGTTTGATGGTGAAGCACAGGAAAGGACTGTAAAGGAATTGCCTGCTAACCACCATGAAGTTGACACCGGAACGTGGGTTATACCACTAGATAACATCGCTGCATATGGTGAGAGAAAGAATCCTAACTATGGAAAGCCACTACCTGCTAATCAGAACAGGATGCAGGGTGTTTTCTTGGGTGAAGTTGATGGTAATAGTGCTCTTTACTACTTCTCCTACAAGGGTGAAGCAGCAAAGAAGTTTACACCTAGAACCTTCAAGTTGGTTCACTTTGAGTGTATACCAGATAGTAACAATGCTAACAGGATTTATGGGTTTAAGACTGGTACACTAGAGAGTTTAGTATACAACAGTGACATGACTGATGGTAGATTGCCTGAACCTTCTATTGAGGATATGCAGAACTACACTATGGAACATGCAATGGGTAACTATAGCCCATTGATTGACCTAAACAGGTATCACTCATCTGTATCAGATAGGACTTATGCTGAGAGGTTTGTGATTACTGATGGTACTGTAACTGCTATGAATATGCAACCTAACAAGGTTGGTAGCAGAAGGCTTACCATTACTGATGTAAATGCTGATTACAGTTATGATGGTTCTTGGGCAGGTACTACTTGCTGGATTCCTACACACCTTGATATTGATTTTGGTATCAACTCAAGTGTATTGGTTGTTGGTAGGACTTCACAAGGAAGGAACGATGATGGTAGCATGAGAGATGTTTCATTGAACCTTAGCGGTATTCTATGCACTAACAACATGGGTGTTGTTGCAGAGCCGTTTGTTGCAGAAGAAGAAGACTTGGATTGGTTCTGAGTTTTGTATCCTATCGGTGGTAGTGACCGACAATGGGGTGCGATGCCCCAAAAGAGGAATTAATATGTTTAAAATTGAAAATAGAATAATGCATGGAAGTAGTTATGCATTACATCTAGATAATATAGAATTTCTAACTTGGAGACTAAATGAAGAGACCAAAGATTATTGGGTAAAACTTCATTTACCTTCTGGTAAGGAGATAAGAATAAAGGTTGGTGAAGACGACCTAAGAGATATAGTGGATGAAGTATATCAAGAAACATTAGAATTAGATATAGGCGATGAATATGGATTGGACAACTGAAAAGAAAGGAAAAGCAGGTAGTGAAACAGAAGAAAAGAGTGGCGATTATTTTGCAGATGCAAAGGCAAAGATACTGGCCCAAATACAATCAAGGCTAACTAGAGATAGAACATATAATCTATGTTCAATCACAGGCAACCCCAAGGTTGGTAAAACTGGTTTAGTGCAAGATAGTAGAACTGAGGAAGAAATAAAGCAGGGTAAGAAGATTCTTATCTTGGATTTTGATGATGGAGCAGAACCAACATGGGATGCTTGTTGGGATAGAGATGAGAATATAATTATCTATTGCCCATTAGAAATTAACCCAGATGGTTCTACTGATTGGGAAGAGACCTTTAATAATGCAAATAACTTTTGCCAATATGCTAAGGACTTAATTGAGACAGGCGATGTTAAATCGTTTTGTTTAGATGGGGTAGATAAGGCCTTTGAAGGCTCAAGCGATGTGCTTAGAGAGTTGCTAGTTAAACAGCAAACTAAGGAAGGTAGCATTGTTCATGCTACTGATTCAGTAAGAGTATCTACTCTTGACTGGAAGATAAGGAATAGAATCTATAACAGATTACTAGACCTTGTATGTAGTTTAGAATGTGATAGGTATTTGATTACACACATGAAACCTGTGTATGATAATATCAATGTACCTACACCAATAGGTGAAGTACCTGATTGGCATAAATCTACACCTGCTAGATTTATTCAAATGATTCACATTGAAAAGGTAACTAAGGGTAAAACCACAAACTACGTAGCCAAGTTAACGGCTAGTAAAACGAATCCTAAACTTGTGGGAACGGAGTGGACTATATTCTCAACTAACGGAGAGAATGAATGGTTTGGGATTCCAGAACTACAAGAGGGAACACTATGAATATAATTTGTACCGTAAATTTAAATGACTTTAAAGATGCGGTTGAGGCAATTTGGCTTAAAGGCAAGTATAAGTCCTCAACCACATCTAAGGTTGACGTGATAAGCAATACCGCAGTAGGTATTCTTTCAAAGACTTCAATGCAACTATTAAATGGTAATGACAAGTGTGGGATAAGCGTATCTTTAGATGGCTTACGCACTAATGTAGACGAAGATACTTTGTTTATCTTTGATATTGAAAAGGCAAATAAGTATCTTAAAAACCTAAAAAGTGAAAATATAAATATTAAAATAACCGATGCTAATATTCTCATTCAGACTACTGAAACATCTGTTAGGCTACCTAAGTTAGTAGAACACCCTAACATGGCTTTAATTTCAAGAATAAGAGATTTTGATTTGGGTGAAGATGGTAAGCCTGTGATGTTTGGTAAAACACCCTTGCCCTGTAAACTGTTTGTTGAGGGTAAGGATTTAGCAAGTGCTATCAAGTATTGTAACTTGGTAGGAACAGCATCTTTTAAAATAGATGCTACCTTTGGTAAAGACACATTAAAGGTATCATCGGAAAACTTCCATCAGACTGAGATGGTTGATAGAACAATTACTATGCTTGCACCTGCTACTGCTGATTTGACAGTAGCATTCTCTGCACCCATAGATAAATTCTGTACCGATGGGCCTATGTATATTTATAGTGATGATGATAAACCCATCATTTTGTGGGGCAATAATCGTAAAATGGTTATTGCACCATACTTACAGAGATGATTAAATGATAATTAGTACAGTAGATAAAAATAATATGATAGGTCTAAGATGGAGAGACCAGAATAATAATAGACAAGAAAAGGAAGTTGAGTATAATGAAGCACCACCTTATTTTTATATTAAACAAAGTGAAAGAGAAATACACCGGGTTTCTTTTAGGGATTTTGGTAAAAGCATTGGTATTGATTTGGTGTATGACAATAGCGGTGACGCTGTTAATCTGGATGGTGAGCCGTTAAAGAAGGTAACATGGTTTCCACCGAAGCCCGGATATATGCGAACACTCAGAAAAGAGTGGAAGCAAACCTATGAAGCAGATGTTGCTTATCATTATAGATATGCAATAGACCACATATCTGAGATGCCTGAGTATAATCTCAGAAAATGGTATTGGGATTTAGAATGGCAACAGGGGGGTGAACACGATGGTGCTATCACTTGTATGGTTTTTTATGATAACTACACTAAAAGAAATAGAGTTTCTTATTGGTTACCTAGAGACACCCCACCAAAAAGAAATCTTATCGGTGAAGGGTTTCTAACTGAAAAAGAAATGTTAGAGAATTTTGTGGGTCACTTGACTAGAGAAGACCCAGATATGATGATTTCTTGGTTCGGGTCTAAGTTCGATTTGCCTAAATTAATCGAAAGACTCCACGCCAATGGGCTAGACCCCAGAAAATTATCTCCATATAATGATGTGAAGGGGGTTTATTTCGATGAAGGTATCAAACTTTCCAAGAACGTGAACAATTATAGCCCTATTGAACAACCAATCAGAGGAAGGCTAGTATTAAATCTAGACTTGGCTTTTGAGAGACAATGGAATGATGCTCAAAGAGGAACGTTACCATCATTAGCATTAGATTACGTTGCTGATATTGTATTAGGTGAGAAGAAACTTGTATCTGAGAAGTTTCCAGATAAGAATGAGTTCTTCTCTAGAGGATGGTTAGAAGATACCAAGCATTATCTTGATTATGCAGCAGTTGACGTTATGCTTCTTGTTAGGATAGATGAAGAAAACTACACATCGGAAGCGGTTATCGCATTACAACGTTTACTAAAGGCACCGTTTGATGCTTGCTTTTATGCTAGTAACATGGGCGGTATATACTTTATGCGTAATGCTACTTGGAAAGCACCTACTGGTGAACATGGTGATAAGGTTGATTATCAAGGGGCTATGATTTACAACCCCGAAACAGAAGGGACAAACGGTTTACATCTAGGTGTGGCTGCATTTGATTTTGCACAACTGTATCCCTCTATGATGATAGCCCGGAACATATCATGGGAAACAAAATCAGATGAACCTACTGAGTTTGGTGTTAACATTCTAACACCTAGAGATTTCTCGATAGAAGATGATGAGCAAATGCTTTATTATAAAACAGATAAACTTGGGCTTTTACCCAAAGCAGTTTTAGAGTTAAAGGAATTGCGAGATGAATATAAAAAGAAGATGAAGACTGACCCAGATAACTATGTTAAGTCCCCT